GACCGCGTCCCGACCGTCCCCTACCCGGGCGACCCGACGGACGAGACGGAGTTGCTCGCCGCCATCATCGCCTACAACCGCCAGCGGGTGAAGACCGCCGAGCAGCTCGCCCGGGAAGTCGTCGCCATGCTGGACGTGGAGACGGAGCGAGCGCGGCGGCGCCAGGCGCACGGGCAGACCAGCCCCGGCAGAACGCTTGTGCACCACGGTAGTGCACAAGCGTTTCCGGAACCTGAGCCGAAGTCGCGGGCGGTGGTCAGCGCGTCGATGGGTCTCGGCGTCAACCAGGTCCAGCAGGCGGCCGCCATCATCAAGGGGATCGACCGCCTGGTCGAGCAGGGGGACTACACCGGGGCCGAACAGGTTCGGAAGGCCCTCAACGAGCGGGGACTGCTGCCGGCGTATCGTGAGATCCGGAAGGGTCGGGGGCAGGCCGCCGGTCCGATCCATGACCCGGACGGTCCACGCGAGAAGCGGAACGCGATCCCGCACGATCCCATCCGTGCCGGAGAGGTGATCCGGAAGAACTTCTCGAGGGCGTTCGCCGCCGGGCTCCTCGCGGAGCTGCAACGGCTGCTGCGCGAGGACTGGGCGTGACCATCCGCTGGCAGCGGGAGCCGGACGGGCTCCGCGTCGTGCGCGTCGAGACGGTGGCCGCGCTGACCGAGCTGCACCGGCAGGCGGCGGCCGTGCAGCGCCAGGCCTACGACTTCAAGGTGCGGGCGCAGGCCCTCAAGGACGGCCTGCTGGCGGACAACGCCCGCCGGGTGGCGGCCGAGCTGCGCCCCGGCCACCGGCCCGGGGAGCCCCCGCCCCCGCGGGTGAGCACCGACCTGCTCCTCCGGGCGCGGCGGAAGGCGAAGCTCTCCCAGCGCGACCTGGCCGCGGCGCTGGGGCTGTCCCGCTCGACCGTCGCCGAGGCGGAGCGGGGCCGGAACCTCCCGCACCCCTACCTGGCGCGCTGGGCGCACGACGTCCTGCAGGCGCCCGCCACGGCCGACGACGACGAGGAGGTGAGCGCATGAGGTGGGCGATGTGGGCATGGGGGTGCGTCGCCGGCTTCGCCCTCGGCAGCTACCTCACCCTCTCCTGCGCCCCCACTCGGGCGCAGAGCGAGGAGGTGGCCGGTGCCATCCACGAGGCGGCCATCACCTACGGCGTGTCCGAGACGTGGCTGCGGCGCATCGCCTACTGCGAGAGCCGCTACACGCCGTGGGTCACCAGCCGGGGCGGGCACATGGGGCTCTTCCAGTACAGCCCCGGGACGTGGACGACGTTCAGCCGCTGGGCCGGCTACGCCGGCGCGTCCCCCTACGACCCCTGGAGCGCCGCCATGGTGACGGCGTATGCGCTCCGCAACGGCTACGCGCGCCACTGGTCTTGCGCCTAGGGAACCCGATGTCACGCCTACTCGTATGCTCTCCAGAGAAGAAGTGCCCCCCGCGCAGCGGTAACTGCCGGGGGGCTGGCGCCAGGAGCTGGAGGCTCCCGATGCAGCAAGAGAATACGCCCCCGAGCGGGCCCGCTGGGAAGCGGTGCTCGCGCTGCGCGACGGTACTGCCCGCCGCCGCGTTCGGCCCGCAACTCAGAAGCGGGATCGTCGGACTGCGGACCTACTGCCGCGCGTGTACCCGTGCGTACTACCGCACGCGGACGCGGCCACGGCTGTCACCCGAGTACCACCGGGCTCGGTCGCTGCTGCGACGCTACGGGCTGACGCCGGGGCAGTACGCGGGGAGAGCGATCCGACAGGGCGGCCAGTGTGCGATCTGCGGCCTCGAACGCCGATTGGTCGTCGACCATTCCCACCGGAGCGGTGTCGTCCGCGGCCTGCTCTGCCTGACCTGCAATGCCGCGATCGCCATCCTGGATAATCCCCGGTGGCTGTCGCAGGCGCTGCGGTATTTGGGGAGCTGCGCGTGAGCGCCAACGGGACCGCGAACCCCGGCACGCCCGCCGACGCCGTCACCGACCGCTTCGACTTACCCGGGACGACGTGCCTGGTGCGCCACGACGGCGTGGCACATCTCCAGAAATTCGGCCAGGCTCATATCCCACTTGCCTCGGTTGACCTGCGTGGTGACCCATTGCAGGTTGTCCAAGTCGTTGGGGCCGTTGTGGCAGCGAGGGACGATGTGGTCGAGGCTCGCGTTGCGCCCAGGCACGAGCGGCACGCCGCTCAACGCGCAGCGGAACCGCTGCGCCTCCAGGATCGCGAGGAGCCGCCGGGCGCCGGTGTAGGTGGTGTAGCCCTTCGTCGCCCCGACCCGCACCGCCCAATGCAGGAGACACTCGGTGGCGTCCCCCGCGGGCGCTTGCTCACACAAGGGGCACAGCCCCGCATCCATGCGGCGTTGGCGGATGCCCCGCATCCCCGCCGCTCGTTGCCGTCGTCTACAGGTGACGCAGGTGATGGACCGCACGCGTCCGGCCCAACTGAGCATCTTGGCCGGGGGATAGGGGACGGGAACGCCACACACGCGGCACTTGCCGACACCCAGTGCGCTACGCTTTTGGGGCATCTCAGGGGTTCCTCCTGGGGTGCACGGCCCCGGTCGGTGTCACAAGCACCGCCGGGGCCACTTCTCTCCAGAGTCTATCTGGTAGCGGTTGTGGCGGGGTTGCGTTGATGAACGGCAAAGTCCCCGCCGAGACCCCTCCGGAGTGGGCCGAGGCGTTCAACTTCGCGGCGTGGCACGCGCTCACCGAGCAGGCCATCGCCGAGTGCGAGCGACGCCTGGAACTGGCGCAGCAGACCGCCCGCGCGGCGACCGCCGCCGTCGAGGCCCACCATCGGGAGCTGGTGGTGCTCCGCCGCGCCCTGGCCGGGTCGCTCCCCTCGCTGCGGGAGCCGCCCCCCGCCCCGCCGGGCGGGGGGCCCCGAGCGGGGCGCACGGGAAGCCCACCGACCATCCTCCGGGGCGTGCGCACCGGGAAGGGCCCCGGCAGCCAGTCCGCCGCCTACCTGCTGGAGGTGGCCCGCGTCCGCGTCTCCGTCAAGGCCGAGAAGCGCCAGGGCAGCAACGGCCACGCGGTCGTCGACCTCTCGCTGGACGGCGGCGAGGCCCTCACCCCGGAGACCATCGCCCTCTCCTGCAAGGGCTGGGCCCGGTCCACCGTGCGCGACGGCCTGCGCCGCCTGGTCGACGACGGCCAGCTCGAGCGCACCTCCCCCGGCACCTTCCGGCTGACCGAGGCCGGTCTGGCCGCCGGCCTCGTCCGGGACGAGCCCCTCCCCCTGCTGGAGCCCCCGGAGTGACGCTCCTCCTGCCCGGCCGCCCGGTGCGCTGCCCGCGCTGCCTCCTCGGCAGCGTGGTCGTCCACGAGCGGGAGTGGCGGGACGGCGCCTTCTGGCGGCGCAGCCTGTGGGTCGACGAGCCCCTCCGGTGCACGGAACGGTGTACGCTGAGCGGTGAGGCCGTGGTCAGGTTGCTGCTCGCCCTCGACGCCCAGCCCGCGTACCAGCTGCCCCTGCTGCCGGAGGAGGAGGTGGCCGCGTGACCGCCGCCGCGCCCGCCGACCCCGCCACCTGGCTGCTCGCCCAGGTGTCCGAGCAGGAGCTGCAGGCGTTCGTCGTGCGCACCGCGAGGATGCTGGGGTGGCGGGTGTTCCACCCCAAGTTCTCCATCGGGAGCGACAGCGGCTGGCCCGACCTCACCCTGGTGTCCCCGGAGCAGCAGCGGGTGGTCTTCGCCGAACTGAAGCGGGAGGGGCGCTGGCCCACCCGCACGCGCCTCGTCAACGGCCGGCTGCGCCAGGGCCAGGCCGCCTGGCTCGAGACCCTCATGGAGGCCGGGCAGGAGGTCTACCTCTGGTGGCCCTCCGACCGGGACGACGTGGCCACCATCCTGCAGGTGGGGGACGACCCGGACATGCCCTGCCTCGTCCGGCTGCGCGACTTCCTGCGGGAGGCCGCCGCCACACCAGGAGGCGCGGGTGGCTAGAAACAGGAGCGTAACAGGGCAATTCCTGCCCGGCGCCCCCTCCCCCAACCCGAACGGGCGCCCCAAGGGCCTCGCCGCCCTCGTGCGCCAGGAGACCCGAGAGGGCGCCGAGCTGGTGGCCTACATGCTCGCCGTCCTGCGCCACCCCAAGCAACCCACCGCCCTGCGCATGGCCGCGGCGCAGTGGCTGGCCGACCGCGGGTTCGGGCGGGCGGTGAACGTCGTCGAGGCCGACATCACCGTCGACGCCAGCGTGACCCACCTGGACGGCCTCCGCGCACAGATCCGCGAACGCTTACGCGAGGTGAACGATGACGGCGACGACGTCGCCCGTCGCCTACTCGGATAGCGATACCGAGTACGTCGAGGCCCTCGAGGCGGCGCGCCTGAACCCGGCGGTGTATGCCCTAGTGGCCCACGGGCTGCGCCCGGCGCCCCACCACCGCCATTGGCTGCAGCGGGTCCGCCGCGCCGTGGAGACCCCCGGTGGGCGCCTGCTCGTGGTAGCCCCCCCTGGCGCCGCGAAGTCGACCTATCTCTCCTTCATCCTCCCGCTGTGGTACTTGGGCCGGTTCCCGCAGCGCGCGATCCTCGCCGTTACCTCAAGCGACACGATGAGCCGCCAATTCCACGGCACGGTCGCCCTCGGCTTGAGCGCCACGCCGGCGCACGCCCTGGTGTTCCCCGAGGACGAGGCGCGGGCCGACCCCGAGCGGGGCTGGTCGACGGACGGGCTCTACCTCCGCGGCGTGCCGCCCGGGACGAAGGACCCCAGCTACCGGTGCAGCGGCTTCGGCGCCTCCGTGATCGGCTCCCGGGCCCACTGCCTCCTCCTGGACGACCCGGTGACGCAGGAGACCGCCACCTCCCCCGTGGAGATGCAGCGCGTCCGCCAGCTGCTGGACATGACCCTCCTCCCCCGCCTGCACCCCCAGGGCTCGGCCCTGTGCATCACCACCCGGTGGGGCGAGGAGGACGTCGCCGCCCACCTGCTCAAGCAAGGCTGGGACCTGCTGCACACCCCCGCCCTGGGCGACTTCCCCTGGCTCGCCCCCGAGGCGCCCCGGGACGCCGACGGGCACGGCTCCCTGTGGCCCGCCCAGTGGTCGCTCGAGTGGCTGCTGAACGAGCGCCGCCGGCTGGGCAGCGCGCAGTGGGGCACGGTCCGGATGGGCGACCCCGTCCCGGTGGG